GGCTGGCAGGTTATCCTGCCAGCCCTAACTATTTATGAAGAAATACATCCAACTCAAACACGGCACAGCAATCATAGACGAACAAGACTTCGACAGAATCAATCAATATAAATGGAACTCTGTTGACAATGACGGAACTGGCAAAAGGCACTATGCGACATGCAAAATTAGAGGAATGACAGTTTATATGCACCGCATGGTAATGGGAGCACAATCTGGTGAAACGGTAGATCATATTGACGGAAACGGATTAAATAACAGTCGGGAAAACTTGAGATTTGTTGTTCCATCACAAAACAACATGAATCAAAGGGCGCGCGAGGACAACACAAGTGGCCACAAAGGAATTAGTTGGTGTCCAGACAGAGAGAAATATCAAGTCTATATCAATGTTGATAGAAAGCGAAAATCTCTTGGACGTTACAGGACTCTAGAGGAGGCTATTTATGTGCGAGATCAGGCCGCAAAAAAGCATTACGGCGAGTTTGCGCGAGACAACTCATCCTTGCCAGAGGATGCAAAAATAGAGCCGCACAGGGCAATTCCAAGGACGCTAAGAAGGACAGGAAATAACAACTCGTCTGGAAAAACTGGCGTCACAAGATTTAAGGGTAAATGGAAGGCGACCATTACTATTAAAGGAAAAGTAAAACATATTGGAACATTTGCAGACCTTGACTTGGCGATTGCCGCCCGCGAAAAAGCTGAACGTGAATATTTTCCGCAATATTTTGAGAATAAAGCGGCTTGACTTTTGGGGGAATTTGAACTAATGTTTGATAACCAATCTTATTACTATTATGAAAATTCCCATTCCCGAAGGATACACCCTGCCCGAAGAAACCGCTGACGGCGAAACCATAGAAGAACTTGTAACCCTTCGCGTTGAAGGCGACATGCTTGTTCCCACCATGATTGCTGGCGTTGAAATCGCGGCTGAAGAAGCCGAAGATGAAGACGAAGACATGGCTACGGAAGATATGGAAGAAGCCGCCTCTATGGGAGGAATGGGCGAGCGCATCATGGGTATGGCCTAATCTGGTAAGATGCCAATTCCCGTTCTCAATGACCAAGTAGCCATTAACGCATCACTCCCCAAAAGGGAGATTTTTGCGAGGTGGCTTATTGGTGTTCAGGGGTTCGGCGAAACTGGCGATTACGCCACGCTTCCAGAGCGATACATTCTTGCCAAAATTGCCGTAGCTTACGGATGCCCCAAATCCGAAGCCGATTACATATCACTTCCCAAGCAATACGTTTGGAGTGATATTTACAACGCAATTTCTGGGGACACGGGAGTTCATTACGATTGGTCTGAAAAACAGGCATTGGGATGGATTCTTGGCGCAACCTACGGAGATCAAAATGTCGGGCAATTCTTGGCCTACTACATCGACCTTCCAACGAGAATTCAACTGGCCCTTTTGGTAGAACTCAACGGCGGAACCCCGCCACCTCCAGAAACATTCTTCATTGAATACAATGACGGTGTTGATGCTGGCGATCTTCTTTACGATGATGGAGACGACTCAGGTAAATTAATTTACGCATAAGGAGAAATATCATGGCCGACAAAAGAATAAAAGATTTAGCAACTACCGCCACATCGCCAGCAGGGGATGATTTTTTTGCAATAGATGGAGCAACCAGCAATTCGCGCAAAATACTCGCTGATTCCTTCCTGCAAGACGCGCCGACAGACGCCACACTTTACGGTCGCAAGGATGGCGCATGGGAAGAGGCGGCAAGCCCAGATGACGTTCCGCTTGTTCCAACGTTCGTATATGATGGCACGGCAGGAACTACACAATTTATCTATGGAGACATTCCAGACAACTGGCAACAAAACAACTCCGACCTCACACAACTTTACATAGGCAATTCTGTCACGTCTATTGGAAGCTACGCATTTACATATTGCAGCGGCCTTGCGGGAGATTTAGTCATCCCTAATTCCGTCACCTCCATTGGAAGCTATGCTTTCCAGTATTGCAGCGGCTTTGACGGCAATTTGTTCATTGGTAATTCGGTGACAACGATTGGAGATAACGCGATTCGAAATTGCAGCGGACTCACAGGAAGTCTAGTAATCCCCAATTCTGTCACATATATTGGAGTTTCGTCGTTCCAAGATTGCTCTGGATTCTCTGGAAATCTCGTTATCCCCAACTCTGTGACACTTATTGGAAACTCTTCATTTATAGGATGCACAGGCCTTACGAGCGTCATTGTCCCAAGCCCCACAACAATAATTGATGACTATCCATTTACAAGTTGCACAAACCTCACAGCAGCCTATCTCAATCAACCTATAGGCTCCCTTGGAAGCTATGCACTTGCGGGCAGCGGAATCACCAACGTCTATATTGGCCCCGATGCCACAGGCTACACCTTGGGTTCAGGTCAGACCATCGGAGGACAATCAGGCATCACCGTTTCTATCTGGACAAATTACCCAAACGTGCCTTAATTTGGGGGCCATGAGTAAAACAATTCACTTTGTATCCGGCCTTCCGCGCAGCGGGTCAACGCTGCTAATGAACCTCCTCGCGCAAAATCCGCTGGTTCATTCAACAGCAACATCTGGACTCCATGAGATAGGTTACATTGCCAGACAATTTAGCCAGACCGAAGAGTTCAAGACCATCCCCAATCCCAAAGACGGCGAGACACTTTTTTACGATTACATCAAGGGAGGATGCGAAAATGCCTTCAATCGCTTAACCGACAGACCGATTGTGGCTGACAAGTGCCGCAGTTGGGTTGGACACCTAGACATGCTTTTTTCCATTTGGCCGAACGCCAAGGTGCTTGTTCCTGTGCGAGACATGCGAGGAATTCTTTCGAGCTTTGAGAAGAAGTGGAGAGCGCATCCTTTTCCATTTACTGGTATTGAAAAACAAAACCCGCAGAATTGGACTACGTTAGAAAAACGAGCGCAGGGATGGCTGCAAATGCCGCCTCTTGGAATTGCTGTTGAGCGAGTTTCGGACGCCGTTCGTCGCCATAAGGACAGACTTCATTTTGTTCACTTTGAATCATTGGCGACCAAGCCCGCCGAAACCATGGGAGAAATTTGGGAATATCTTGGGCTTAAATTTGATAGCCATGACTTCAATAATGTGAGACAATACACAAAAGAGCATGAGCTTGGATGGCCGTATGGCGACCACGAAATAAGAAACAAAGTGGAACCCGTAACACCAGATTGGCTCGACACTCTTGGGCGGCAACTTTCCGACCAGATAGGACAAACATTCAAATGGATTAACGAATTATGAAATATGCAATCACTGGCCCCAAGGGGGCAATTAACCGTATTAGCGACACAGAGCCGCAAGTTGTCGGACAATTTGCGAAGGTTGTTCAAATAACGGACGAGCAAGCAGCAATCGTTGGGGCCGGACTCGCAAGCGAACCTAGGGTTATTTATTTTTACAACCAAGGAGAACTCGAAGAGGCCAGCGTTCATCTGGCGAGAATTCTTGAAGAGCGGCGTCCCAAGGTTACGGCAGAAAAGCACATTGAGCGTCAGGGTTATCCCGCCATTCGACTTGTCACCCTGATGGACTTGGAGGGTAAGCTTGTGCAGCTTGGCAAATCTTCCGCGAAGCTTTCAGCCGTTCGCTCTTGGCTGGACTCTATTTTGGGAGCATTTGCCGCCAACCCCGAACCCCGCAACAATTGGCCGCAAGCTCCGTTTACGTTTGAAGAAACAGTCCAAGAGGCAGCAAGCAAACTTCAGTAGTAAGCCATGGCCGATCAAAGAATCAAAGACATAGCAACGACAGCAACAGCCCCATCGGCTGGTGACTTTTTTGCTATAGACGGCGCGGTAAATAATACCAGAAAGATAGCCGCCAATTCTTTCTTGCAAGACGCTCCTTCTGATGGCGACCTTTATGGCCGCAAATCGGGAGCGTGGTCATTTGCCGCATCACCAAGCAGCCTTCCCATATTGCCAACTTTTGTCTATGACTCCGCAGCAGGGGATTCTTTGTTCGTTTACGGCGACATTCCTAATAGCTGGCAATCTTACAACTCCAACCTCACTCAACTTTACATTGGTAATTCCGCCACCTCAATTGGAGCTAGTTCTTTTGCCAGTTGCTATAACATTACCGGCAACCTAGTCATCCCTAATTCTGTCACTTCTATTGGAAGCAGTGCGTTTCGATATTGCGGCGGCTTTGGGGGCGATTTAATAATCCCCAATTCCGTTACCTCCATTGGAAGCAGTGCGTTTCGATATTGCAGCGGCCTTGAGGGCGATTTAATAATCCCCAATTCTGTCACTTCTATTGGAAGCTATGCGTTTCGATTCAACAATTATGTATCACTTACAATTGGAACTTCTGTCACATCCATTGGAAGCTATGCGTTCGCGGACGGCCTCATAAGCAGCGTCATACTCACAGACGGTAGAACAGCCATTCAGGATAGTTTTGCCAATAGTGCCAAACTATCTGGCTCTCTCACAATTCCCGCATCCGTCACCTCAATCGGCGACTATGCGTTTGCATACAACCTTCTAACAAGCATTGTTATTCCCGATTCTATCACCTCAATTGGGCAAGGAGCGTTTCGAGACAATTTAATAACAGGCGTCACTATTAGAAACTCTGCAACAACTATTGGAGGCTCTGCATTCGCAGGTTGCTCCGGCCTTACAGTTGCCTATCTTAATCAACCTATAGGCTCCATTGGCAGCTATGCGTTTTATGCCACGTCAATCACCGATGTCTATATCGGCCCAGACGCTACGGGTTACACGCTAGGCTCTGGCCAAACCATTGGAGACAAGTCCGGCATCACTGTATCAACTTGGACTAACTATCCTAACGTTCCATAAGACAATGAGCATAGAGCAAGTAAGAAACGAAAGAGGAGTAAAGCTAACCATGAGCGAGTTAATCGCCGGTGTGGCTTTAATGGTTACAATGTTTTCCGCGCTGAATGGATGGATTGTTTTGCCTGAACAAATGCGCTCAATACAAGCTAACGATGTAAAGCAGGACGCAAGGATTGATCTGATGAGTAAGGAAAATCAAATAAGGTCAGAGACATTGGCCCGAATTGACGAGCGCACAAAAAGAATCGAAGATTACTTGAAGTCCAAAGGATTTTGAGATAGATTGAAAACCTATGAAATCATTACTCGCAAAACTTGCTGGAATCTCCAGCGCAATCTTCAACTTCTACGCACCCATCCTCAAGAGTGTGTTTGTGTCTGGCGCAGCCGCATTGCTACCCATCGCACTTGAGATTGTTCGCTCGCTTGCCGATACGAACAAGACAGGCGCACAAAAGCGCGAAGCCGCCGTCAAGCTTCTCACCCAAACGGCAACCAAGAGGGGAATTGACGCCGCTGAAAGCGTTATTCGCTTCACCATCGAGTCCGCCGTTCAAAAGCTGAAAGCCGAATAATGAAAGAAAAACTTATTCAGTTCTTGGTGTCAAAGGCTGGCGGAATCATTACCCCGCTCATCGCCGCTGGTGTTAGCTGGGTGGTGGCCAAGATTGCCTCGTTCGACCCGAACCTCGCCAGCACCGTCGACCAATCGGCAATTGTCGCCTTTGTCTGGGCTGGCATTATGAGCGGAGTAAACTACTTCACCAACGCCAAGCAGACCCAAGAGGTTAAGAAGATTCAGGCTGTCGTCAATGTCGAGCAGGATGGATGGTTCGGCCCCGAAACCTACACAGAAGTTCGCAGGGCCATTCCTGCCAAAAAGAAATCAAACCCAATTCGCCGCAAACGGTGAGCAAACAAATAAAAAAGGAGCATCTTCGTGAAATATTCATCCACCCCCCAGAAAAAGAAGATAGCCGCCCCTTCCTTGTCCGCCTCCTCGCCTCAATCAAGTTCTCAGTTAAAGGGCGGATACAGGGAGGGAAGATTACCAAACACTTCGGAATCAGAGGTGGAGCGGATTTTTAGGCGTTGGGACATTGGCACTCGCAGTTGCCCTTGGAAAAAATGAGCAATGTGGAACGCGATCTTGAAGCTGTTTGGAAAGAGATCAAAAAGTGGCCAGTCACCACACTCGCCGAACTCTGTATCCGTATCGCCAATACCATCCACTCCAAGCGTGAGCGTCAAAAAATATCCAGAGGCGAGAAAAAACACGCCCAATAAAAGCGGCTCCCTAATCAAGCCCGAAGCAATCGTTCTCCACCATTCGGGTGGCTCTTACGCTGGAGGCGTGGACTGGATAATGAATCCAGCGTCTAAGGTAAGTTACCACTGCTTAATCGCCAGAGATGGCCGCAGAACCGTTTTTGCCGACGACCGAATGAGAACATGGCACGCCGGCAAAAGCCTCTGGAAGGGCCGCCCAGACCTCAATAGCTGGTCAATAGGTGTTAGCTGGGAGGGCGACACATATCTTGAGCCGCTTGGCGAGGACGCCATTGCTTCTGCTATGGAATACATCTTGCCAAGAATGAGGAATTGGAATATTCAACCCAACATGGTTTTGGATCACCGCATGGTTTCCCCAAGCCGAAAAACGGATATTGCCCCAATGGAATACGGTCGTGTAATTTCAAGAATTCTCAAAGAGTTGTATGCAACAAAATAACAAAAAGAAAAAGCAAAAGCCCAAGCAAAATCAATGTCCGTATTGCGGAGACAAAAACGTTGACACGGTTTACGTCAAACATGTGGGTGTATTGAGAATCTGTAAAAATTGCAGGGAGGAATTTTAATGGGGCGAGACGAAAAACTTGTAGAAATTTTGAACAAACTCTGCCATGAGCTTGTCGAATATGTCGATGCAGGCTACGTTGTTGTTACCTACAAGGAAGCCAGCGAAACCAAAAATGCTTTTATTAAATTTGGCAATGACTACACAATTGATGGTCTTATATCGAATATCCACGACATCATGTATTCCCAAGACGACATTGACGAAATTGATGACGACGACGACAATGATGATGACGGCGGATTAAAAAATGTTTTGAAGAAAAACATCGAATAAACACACAACCAACACAACACATGAAAATATATCTGGCTGGCCCGATGACGGGTTACACCCATTACAATTTCCCTGCATTCTTCGCGGCGGAAGAAAAACTCAAAGAACAGGGATACGAAGTAATAAATCCCGCAAGATTGGATTCTGAGGCGGGATACGACCCAACTCATCCAGATTTCGTTATGGACGAGGAGTTCTTGCTTGGAGCTGCCAAGCGCGATCTTATTGGACTTATTAACGCAGATGCCATCGCCATGCTGCCAGATTGGGAGAAAAGTAAAGGAGCCAAGGCAGAGCTTGCTGTAGCCCAATGGCTGTGCAAGAAGGTGTATCTCTACCCATCAATGGTGGAACACGGAAAAGAGTCCATTCTTGACCAAGCCAAGCGCATTACATCGGGCGACCGACAAAAGGACTACGGCCACCCAACGGAGAACTTCAAGAGAATCGCAGACCTGTGGAACATCTACCTTGGAAACCGCAAAGAGGGTGGAAACATTACAGTTGAAGACATTGCTTGGATGATGGTATTGCTAAAGATTGCCAGAGATCAAAACAAAACAACATACGACAACTTGCTGGACAGCATTGGATACGTCAGGACGCTGGCCATGATTCGCGGTTTAGAATAACAATATGAGCAACAAAATCAAACGTCGCCGTTTATTCTTTGACATCGAAACATCTCCAAACGTTGTGTTCTCTTGGAGAACCGGATACGAGCTGCGAATCCCCCATGACAACATTTTGGAGGAAAGAGCCATCATCTGCATCTGCTACAAGTGGGAGGGGGAACGCCATGTCCATTCTTTGACGTGGGATGAAAACCATTGCGACAAAAAGATGGTTAAGGAGTTTTCGGAAATCGCAAATTCCGCCGAAGAAATCGTAGGACACAATGGAGACCGTTTCGACATGAAATGGCTCAAGACTCGATGCCTCTACCATCGCGTTCCCATGTATCCAAAGTATGTTACCTTAGACACCTTGAAGATTGCCCGCAACCAATTCTTGTTCAACAGCAACAAGCTTGATTATATTGCCAAGTTTTTGGGCTTCGGCGGAAAGATGGACACGGGAGGTTTTGATTTGTGGAAATCAATTGTCCTCAACAAGGACAGAAAGAGCCTTCGGAAAATGGTGGACTATTGCAAGCGTGATGTTGTTTTGCTTGAGCGCGTTTACCAAGAACTCCGAACTTACGCCAACCATCAATACAATTACGCGGTTGCTAATGGCGGAGAAAAATACGATTGTCCCAATTGCGGAGAAACAGACGTGTATTTGTCCAAAACCCGAACCACTGCCGCTGGCACGGTAAAGAGACAAATGATGTGCAAATGCTGCAAAACGTTTTACACTATCAGCAATCGCGCTTACGAAAACTACAAAGACAGTAAGTAGTTATACTTGTTCTCCGGTGTCTTTATCGTAAATACCTCCATAGGTGAAGTATTCTAGAGCCTTTATTCCAAGATTGGGGTATGAGAATATTGTTGGGTAATGCTGTCTCAACAAATCTTTGATTTCGTTTATTGTGTAAAATCCGTCTGGAGAGTAAACGGCATCCGTGTATTTTATTACTCTCACGGAGTTGCTTTTTCCGAGTATTGTTATGGTTGTAGATTGATCCGTAAGTTCAAACAGGCTACTAAATCCGGTAAAATCTGTAGTTCGGAAAATTCCAACAGCATCTCCGCTCACAATTGATATACCGGCATTAACGGGGTCGCCGTTTAAAAAGTTGTATCTAGTAATATATTGAAAAATCGGAGGGCCAAAAAGTGATACTAAAGCAACGTAAACCCTGTCTGGCTGTTCTTTTATTTGTCTAAAATTTAAACCAGTTCCATCGGTTGTATAGCCAAGAACCTGAAAGCCAAACTCATCAACAAATTGAGGCTCGATAACAACGCTTCCATTAACAAACGGATCAACTGGGAAATTTCCAATAAACTCGTAGTCAGGCTCTCCGCTGTCTATTGATTGCATTGTTGCTTCAAAATCAAATCTTGGCCATCCACCAGAAAGTAGCGGGAACAGCGACTCCCAAGGAGACTTTTTTGAACAAACCAAAGACCCCTCGTTCTGAATGTTCTCATCCAAAACACCATTTATTCTTGTAGCCGTTACCTCTGCCAAGACTGGCGTTTGATAGAAGGACTGGGACGTGATTGTGCCAGTAATACTTTCTTCTGTAAAAGTTAACGCACGCGCTCGCCAATAAAGCTCACATGCTGTGTTTATATCAATTTCAACCCACCCGCACCCGTTTCCAACAACAGGAATGTATTCGCTTGATGAGTTGGAGGCCAGTGTTATTACCTGCTCTCCAAATGGATCGTCTGGATTTTCTCCCTCTCGATAAATAACATCCTCAAATGTCGTGCTTCCGTCCCACAACTCAATATCCTTTCCACCAACTTCAGTTGGTATGCAGAACGGCAAATAACCGTCGCAGTAATTTACTCCGCTCAAAATGGATACCCCCCTTCGTGGGCGAATGGATATTGGGCCGGCTTGCCATTGATGCAGACGCTTCTTAATACTTGGTCGTTACGCATAACCTGTTTAACCACAGGCTCTCCATTTGCCCCAGCAATGATGTAAGCTATGAGCTTGCGGGACGATTGGTGTCTTGCGCCTTCTGGTTCGGGTTCGCCGTCATCTTCAACATAAGCATTGTTATCGCTCCAAGGTGCGGCAGACAGGTTAAAGGTATCGGTGTCGCTATTGTCGATAAACGCGCCAGTTACTCCGCCGCTTCTATTAAATGTAATTCCAAGCCAGATGTAGCCTCCAGAGGTAAGCGTAAACGGACTATTCAATCCTGTGATTGCAACCTTCGATGTCGGGGACAACGAAGAAAACAGATTGCTCTCAAGGTTTACAAAATAGCTGTAGTTTCCATCATTGTTTATCTGAACAACCTGAAACGGATGGAGCGGAATCTTCGGCCCAGCTCCTCCAACTTGCGGGGGATCGGAAAACTCAGGCGATGGAACTCTTAGCTTGTTTTGTATTGTGTTGGAGCGAAACGGCGCAAATTGCGGCATAACGTCTGGAGTGCCGCGAGAATCAACAAATCCGCCATCACCAGCCGCCAATCCACGCGGAAGTGCCTGTCTTAGAATTTCCAGTTTTTGGGGGTCTATTTCGTTCATGGAACTTTTGCAGTATAAACCTCGCGCACCCACCATCCAAGCCTCCAAGGTCTTGTGACCACCTGCTTAATGAATGTCTGTCCAGAAAGGAGGGGAACGGAACTTGGCGGAAGCTCCAAGCTTGCCGATGCCTGTAAGTTTAACGAAAGATTGATTGTGGGATAGGAGCCGCCTCCCGGAACGCTGCCGCCGCTTGCGGAGATATTGCCAGTCAAAGCACCAATGCCGTCTCCCAATGCCTGCAACGTTGGGTTATTGTGTTCAATTGGGCCAAAGTCGTGAACAACCATGTCTGTGTCTCCATCAAATCTGGTATAAGCACCAGACGCGGCCCTAATATCGCCCTGACCAGCAACATAAGAAGTTCCGTTTCTTTGCTGCGCTATCCCGAATATTGTAATGTATCCGAACACAGGCTTGAAGTTTCTCACAGAGATGGGGGTTGTTGGCTCGCCGAAAGTGAACGTCCTTACAACAGTCATTTCTGCTGGGCCATTATATCCAGCCTCAACCTTGGTGAACGGACGGCCCGAAAAGCTTCCAGTAATCGCCGCCTCCGCCTTTACATTCCAAGAAATATCCTCAGACTCAACCCCTGCGATATTATCAACTCCAGCGGTTCCGGCATTTGAGTCTATCTTTTTATCCCAGATTACACCGACCTCCAGAAGGCGATTGGGCAGGGATATTCCACCCGTCTCTGTCCAAGTCTCATTCTGCGGGGGAGACGTTATTTTGGAAGCAACAGTAATGCTGTGCCACTTGTCCAACGGCTGAACCTCAACAGTGTAATTGTTGCTTCTAAGGCCAGCAATGTAATTTGCCACCCTTCCAGACTCCACGGTTTCAGCCTCAACCAAAGACTTCTCAACACTGACCACGGCCTTGGTTGTCTCGTCCTCCTCCTGCCCCCTTAGTGTATAAATGACCCCATCATTATTGGAGTCAGGCGGATACAGTTCGGTTTGTTTTAGGGAGCTGCCGTCTCCTTGCGGCTGAACCTGAGAACCCTTAATCCCAAACCCAAAATCGGCAGATGAGCCATTGTCAACAGACCTTCTACTGGTGGACTCAACGCCCCATTGGCCTGTGGCCTGACCAGTTAAATCAACGCTTGGCAGGCTGTATCTTTTGGTTGTTTTGACAAGCAGAAACTCGTTGTAGGGTTCAAACTCGATTTCGGTTACAACCGCGCCGTCTTGAGTGATGGAACCAACCTCATCTCCTGTGGCCACCACAATCTGACGTTGCAACTCAACAGGGCCAAGTCTTTCGTCGTAGATGTCGCTTGTGTTGATCGGGAATGCTGGGTTTTCTTCAGAGCCAGAGCCGTCGCTCCAATTCTCCTCAATCTCCAGAGAGACAATCGCCGAGCCTTCACGCCCCTCGTAGGTTCTCTTTTGATTGGTTGCCAAAGAGGCGCGTTGCCCCGTGTTGATTACGGAGCGGCGTCTGCCCTGAACTGGGCCAAGATTGTCGTCATAGCGGGTGAATGGAACCCACGGCCCCGGCAGAATCTCATAAACCCACTCTACCCTCTCATCGCTGCGCGTTGGCTGTGCTCCTGTAAACACATGGTTTGGCCACCTTGAGGAGTCGGGATGCGGGGAAAGGTCGTCGGGAATTTTGTAGTTTTCAACCCTTGGGTCTTTCCTGATTGACACAATTGGATAGTCGCGCTCATTGTTTGCGTATCCTGAAACGTAAGACTTTCCTAAAGGGGGATATTCTGTGGCCATTTAATCAAATACCATAGCTTAAAAAATGTTCACAATCAAGAGCATTTTCCTGTTGCAATAATCGAGAAATCGTGCAAGAATGGTTTTTGGGTTTTTAATGTAAGGTTGAAGTAACTAAACATGTGTGTGTGTGTGTTGGAGCGGCCCCGCTTAATCGGCGGGGTCGCTTTTTTTTACAAAACATTGAACGAATTGTCTTGCGCCGTGTCTGTATCTGCCTAACCTATAATCCTTATGGCATATCAAAACACAAACAACAAACCCAAAGACCCGACTCTCTACCACAGCGCACTCGTCAAAGACGGCCCCAAGCTCGTTACCGTGATGAACGCGCCGAAGATGGTAAAAAACAACACGCTCTGCTTGGTGGAGCTTCTTGTTGATGGAGTCAAACATGTCTATTGGGTTGACACACCGGAGATCAAATCTGGTTTTGAATCACATGTTGGGCAACAAGTCGTCCTCATGGCATCTGGAAACAGCAAGCAAGGGACTGCGCGTATGGAGTTCCAGCTCGCAGGAGTCCCCGCTACGCAAATCGCACAGCCAGCACAACCAGTCCAACCTGTGGCAACAGCCCCTGCTGTTTCGCAGCCCGCAGCATTTCGTGTTGTGGCTCCAGAGCAAAAGCCGCCCCAACAAAAATCAGACCGCGAAACAAAGACGTTTCTCTGTCAAGCAGCCAACCTTATGCGGCTCTGTGTCAAGAAGGCCAACGATATCAAGATCGAGCTTGGTCTTCCTGATGAACACCGTCAGGGAATTGCGACAACGTTATTCATTCAAGCTGACCGCAAGGGATTTATTGACTCGATGCCGATTAACCCCTACACACCAGAAGAGCTTGGATTTGGCGCAAGCAAAGCCCAAAACTTAGCGGAGGCACAGCCAGTAAATGACGAAGAAGAAATCTTCTAATTGGAAGGTTTTCAAGTATAACAACGGAAGCTTTTATGTGCCGTCTCGCCGCAACATCCACGAAGGATACATCGTTGACACCACAGAATCCCCTTGGACTTGCTGTTGTGACAGCTACATGTTCCGCCACGTTCGGGACAAAGGCCATGAGTGCTGGCACATAAAATACATCAAAAAGCTACTAGGAGTTAAATCAACATGAAAAAGAAAAACGGACAGAAAAAAGTAGAAAAAGTGATGCGTGAATACAAATCTGGAAAGCTCAAAAGTTTCTCTGGACAAAAAGTAACATCGCGCAAGCAGGCCCAAGCAATTGCCTTGAGTTCTGCTGGAATGAGCAAAAAGAAAAAAAGTAAATAATCCTTTGGCAACGTCAGCCAGCATTACGGGTCGCAACCGTGGGCTACAATGGCGTGACAGCAGGAGAGACTGCACATTTTTTTGAACGAATCAACCACACTACTGTCAAATTGCACATGTTAATAACGAATGTCCACAATCTACCACAACCCTTCGTTGATCTTGTCAGCGAAGACTCCTACAACAAGGGCGAGGCACAATACAGCACCACACAGCTAATCGGCCCGCCGAAGGTTAGCGTTCTGTTTGCTCGGCACCAAGCGGACATTGTAGAAGACGCATCTGATCGCGTGTGGACAATGAGCGGAACAGCCAAGCACTACGTCTTGGAGCAAATTGCCAAGCGCAACCCAAGCCGCTACATCGTGGAGAAGCGCATGTATCTCGACGTAGATGGAATCAAGGTCGGGGGCCAGATTGACCTTTACGATAACGAGACAGAAACACTTTACGACTGGAAGGAGTCTGGTGTGTGGAAGGCTTTGTCAGACGACAAGTTTGAATGGACGGCTCAGGGAAATATCAACAAGCTGCTGTGCGAGGCCAATGGAGTATTTCCCAAGAAGCTTTGCAACATCATCATAATGAAGGACTGGAAGTTGCGCGAGGCGAAGATAAAACCAGAGTATCCGCAATGCGCCATTCAACCCATTGAGCTTCCCATCTGGAAGCCAGAGGAGACGATGGCCTATATCAAGAGCAGAATAGCAGCGCATGAGGCTGCAAGAGCGTCCAGCCACGACGACGAAATTCCCCATTGTTCAGAGCGCGAACGCTGGCAAAAGGAGGACGTGTTTGCCGTGCTCAAAGACAAGACAGCCAAGAGGGCTGTATCGGGAGGAATCTATAACGATATCGAATCAGCAAAAGCCCACGCATCCAAGATTGGCGGAGTGGTCGAAGAAAGACGCGGGGAGCCAACAAGATGCTTGAATTATTGCCGAGTTAGGCAATGGTGTAACTTTGGAAAAACACTAACAAAGGAATAAACAACATGAGCATAGAATACAGAGGTGAAAAGTTCAGTGGCTATAACAAGCCAAAACGCACGCCAAGCGGCCCGAAGAAATTTGCCGTCCTTGCCAAGCAGGGCGACGAAGTGAAATTGGTTCGCTTTGGCGACCCCAATATGTCCATCAAGAAAGATCAGCCAGCCCGCAAAAAAAGCTACTGCGCTAGGTCTGGTGGCATCAAGGGAACAAGCAACAAGCTTTCGGCCAATTACTGGTCGCGCAAAAAATGGGAGTGCTAATACAATGAAAAAGAAATCAAAAAGCACAGTCAACGCCGCTGGAAATTATACCAAGCCAGCAATGCGTAAACGCCTTTACCAGAAGATCAAGGCTGGAACCAAGGGCGGCGACAAGGGTGAATGGTCGGCTCGCAAGGCACAGCTTCTTGCCAAGGAATACAAAGCCAAGGGTGGAGGATACCGCGATTAACATGAAAAAATCACAGCAATCCCTAAAGAAGTGGACGGAACAGAAATGGCGAACATCTGACGGTTCTCCGTCTAAAGGAAAAAAACGCTATCTTCCTGATGCCGCTTGGAGCGCACTAAGCCCCGCAGAAAAGGCCGCAACAAATAGGGCAAAAGCCAAGGGCAACAAATCGGGAAAACAGTTCGTAAAACAACCAAGCAAAATCGCTAAAAAAACATCTCGCTACAGGCAATGAAGAAACATCCAGAGGATAGAATCTACGACGCCAAGAAATTCATCAACGAGCTGTCAAAAGTTCAAGATCGACGATTCAACAAGCTTGTCAAAAAATTGGGAATCAACAAAGAGGCAGAATACTTTTTGTTTGATTACATCTACAACGAGCAAGAAACAGAATTAAGCTTTGGGGAGTATCTTGAATGTCGTTGTGGGGCGAAACCCCTGAATGTTGACTAACGGCAACAAATGACCCTCAACATATTCACTATTGTTCTTGATGGCTCCCCTTGGATTGGATCGCAATTTGCCGAACTGTGCCGATTGAGGGATGTTGATTGGCATTGGTCAATAGTCGAGGGCGCATCTCTTCCGCAGAAGGATACAGCGTGGATGGGAAACCAGATCGGAAAAGTCTCCCATGATGGAACCCATCAGTTCATTCAAGCCCTAGCGACTCATCCACGAATTACCGTTAACTCAAAGCCGGAATGGGGCGGAAAGACAGAGATGATCAACGCCGCATTAACGGCATTTAACAGTGACGGAGTGTTGCTTCAAATGGATAGCGATGAGTTGTGGACGTTCCACCAGATGATCGAGCTGCTTTATTTGTTTGAGAAAAATCCCGAAGCAAATACCGCACAGTTTGAGATGGACTACATGCTTGGGCCTAACGTAATCTCCACATCATCAGATGGCTATGGAAATCGAAAGAACGAATGGATTCGGGCTTGGCGATACAGTGTAGGGCTATGGATGGAACGGCATGAACCACCGATCTTTAATGGAAACAAGGGCAACCTACTGGATCGTAAGGCAACGTCTGATACTGTCGGAAGCATCCTCCATATGGCTTGGGTGACGCCGCAACAGGTGGCACAAAAACAGCGCATATATCGCGGCGGATATGAGAACGCTTGCGAGGATTGGGGCAGGTTGCAGAAAAACAAAAATTGGCCAGTGAAAGACCTGAAAGAATTTTTGCCTTGGGTTGGTAATGGAGCGAGCGCAAAACCTCTTTTTTAATGTGGCTGTAACTCAGTGGATAGAGTATCGCTCTTCTAAAGCGAGAGTCGTAGGTTCAAGTCCTGCCAGCCACGCCAAATCTGTTATTGACCTGTTTTGAAATTGATGGTATTTTCTTAGAACAAATGTCACTTACACTTGGTCTTGCCATAGAAAGATTGCCAGCTTCCGTTGTGCCGCAACCAGACCCACCTGATTTGGCGGGCTTTGACGCACAGGGAGAGCTACGCAACAACATCAACAGGGTTCTTGAGCGATTCCATTCAGAAGGAAAATGGGAGG